GATGCAATTGCTAGTTTTTTTATTTCCAAACCTTCCACATCTGCACCATCACGTATAAGTTTCTTTACTTTACCTGCAACTTCCCCTGCTTCACTTGTCATACCTAATGCTAGGTACTCTAAGGCTTTTTCTTTAGGAAAGATAGCAGTCTGTCCTGCTAGGTTCTCATACAAATCAGGAGTTATGATTTCATTTATAAACAACTTATCCTGCATGTATTTTCTCGCTTCTTCTTCTATCTTCATCCTTCTTGACCCTTTCTAATCGTTGGAAGTAGGAAAGATTGTAACCTCTCGCCCACTCTCTTGCTTGCATTGTATTAAGATGATAGGGATTGGTTACCCTACCTCTCTTAAAGTCAGTCATGCCTTTACTAAATTGTATCTTTAGTGGTGCATCATATTTACTTAGATTTGGATTGCGTCTTCTCTTCAAGTTTTGCATCTTCTTGTCTCCTTTCAAAGTATTTTACTAGTACATTTAATTTACCATTGGCATGTTCTAGTGCCATTAGTTCTTTGTCTATAGTGTCAATTATAGTGGGGTGGTCTCCTACTCCCACAGGATTAGTCATCATAACTTCTATATTAGCTATGTGACCATTCATCTGACCTAATAGTTTAGTCTTTAGTGCCTGTAGTATCATCTCTCTCATGCTTCAACTCCCTTAAATGTTTTTATAACGTCAGAGGAAAACAACTTCTGTAAGCTAACTAAGTACATCTTACTTGCTTTGTTATCTCCCCCTGCTACCCATTTCTTTGTGTCAAGTTTATCTATAATCTTTTTTAAACTATTAACATCAAAGACTAGTGTGCAGAATGTCTCATCACCCACACACAAATTATGAAACCAATAATCAGATTCGGTAGCAGCTATACCACTAGGCTTACCATAACTTTCAAACTCAATAGCTATATTACCTGTTCTCTGCCACATACCTCTCTCACTCTTGACTTCTATCTTCTTATCCTGTAGCATGTCTGCCACTTGCTTTTCTCTTACTTTACCATATTCTAAGTCTATGTCAAACTTTTTTCTATTGTCTTTACTTGGTTCTAGGTTTTCCATTTGCTTCTCCTTTTATTCGTTTTGGTTTAAGATGTAATAGTTCCCTTATATGTAGCTTTCTTCCTTTGAAAAAGACAATAAGATTTATTGTAGTATTGATGGAAATGGCTATTAATAACCACCATTGCCACCATAATAGTTCTGTAGACTCTAGCATTAAGTGGCTTGTATGTCAACCATCTCACACGAATCTGCTGTGCAAGCTAGTTCTCTGCCACCACTAGTTGTATCTTCTTTCTCATAGTCTGCTAACTTAGACCAATCAATAGAAGCAGGCATCTTCTTATATGCTTGCTCATACTCTTCACCTGTTATATCTTGATATGGTGCTTGTTGATATGTGTGGTCGAAGAAAGGCAAGAAAGATATACCTGATACCTCATCAAAGTTTTCGTACACCCATGCTCCAACACCCATCCACTCATGTTCCTTAACAGATATAGTTACAGATGGCTTATGTTCACACCAATGTCTCTGATATAATAACCAAAAGTCTAATTGTTGAAGAGCAGTCATTGCAGTTCTAGTGATTGCACCTGATGGTGCTTTCACAGGAAAGCTAAACACAGTAGTGCTATCAGGTTTACCTACATCAGGTTCAGATGGTATTCCTGACTCCTTCATAAACTGTGTGATAGGGTCTTTGTTATCACCACGTACAGTTCTGATGTAGTAGTCACTATGTCTAGCATGAATACCTGAAGCACTGTCAACTAATTGACTAACTGTACCACTAGGTTTAACACAAGTGATTGCAGTTGACTGTGGAATACCTAAGTCCTTAGCTACCTTCTTATTAGTATCTACTGCTACTGCTCTTAACTCTTCTAGGTTATCTCCTAGTTCGTAATAATTGCTGTTTAATACAGGACAGTCTAGTATACCTGTTAAAGAAACTCCTAGTAATCTTTCCTCTTCTGTATTGTCCTTCCATACCTTACGTAGATATTTAAAGTTAGTAAGAGTAGATTGCAATGTACCAAGTATAGTAGCCATGCGTACCTTTTCTTTTAATGATTCTAAATCATCTGTAGCACGTGCCACAACCTCTGTAAGATTACAAAACTGATATGGTCTAAGTATAATCTCACTACAAGGGTTACAACCAAAGTAATGGTCAGCATCTCTTCTACCGTTTTCAGCCGCTTTTACTTGTGCGGCTTGCCTATTAAATATACCACGTTCTCCTGATTTAGATTCATATAAGGATAGCCACTCTCTCATAAAAGTACCCATCTCAGGTTTACCTTTAAATGCAACAGAGTTATTAGCCATACCTCTCTGACCCTCACGATATATTTTTTTATCAGGTTCATCCCACCACTCGCCTGACTTAGCATGTCTCATTTGGTCATCGCCTAAGTTAGACAGAGATATAAGAGCAGAACGTCTAACACCACCTACAACCACAACCTCGCCAATCTTACACATTAAGTCGTGACACTCAATAGGAAACAATCGTCTGCCTTTAGCACCCTTAAACTTTTTTATACAGAAGTTAAATAATTGTACTAGTGGTTCAGGACCAGATGCCCTACCACCAAATGTCTTGAGCCTTGCACCTGCTGGTCTTACCTGTGACACATCCCATGTAGGAACTTGACCTACATATAGCATAGCAATAAGTTCTCTCAATGCCTTTGCCCAACCGGGTCTGCTATCGCCTACAGTTATGATAGTAGTGCTGTCCTCAAAGTGCTCATTGACTATGGGTAGCTTATCTACATTCTCACGTTCAACAGAGAAGCCAACACCTGTGCCACACATAAGTATGTACATGCATTCATCAAATGAACGTGGACTATCTACAGGTATATAACTACAGTTGTAACCACCTACGTGGCATCTATCTAAAGCAGGTCCTGATGTCATCAAGGCTCTCATACTAGGCATGACACCTAAGTTCATTATATGATTAGATAGCTTTTCTTTTAATGCTTTGGTAATAGTGTAATCGTAGTTTTTCTTTAGGTGTTTTTCCATATAATTAAAATATCTATCTATAGTTTCACCCCAATTCTCTCTTCGTTGTTCATCTTCTTTCCACCTTGCATAGCGAGAGAGTGCTATAAAGTTTTGGTAGTCTGTTGGTAGGTAATTATTAATCATTCTTATTCTCCTGTATAGTTCTAATGTTTTTTATTTTAACTCCACCTATGTCATACATAAATTCAGTTATACTTGTTTCTATTTCTTCAGCTACGTTTTCGTCAGCAGGCACAGGGTATTCCCCCTCATCCACATCTAATGTAAGCATTACTTTAACTCTTATCATCATAGACCTCAATCAGTTTATTCAGATACCATTGTGCTTTCTTGAGGTCTTCTACACCATTTTTGTATCGGTATCTCCATAAATATTTAACTATGTTACCCTGTAAATAATAGTCGAATCCATTTGTTAACATAGCCTGTAATGCATCAATAGTTTCAATACCTGCTTTGTTATAATGAGCAGGACTATTAACCATGTCTTGTTCTTTTTCTGCCATCATTTTCATATACTCCATATGTCTCATACTAATGCTGTGTTTCAGGTTTAAAGTTGATTCGTATAACATTATCTTCTACATTTTCAACTTTGGAAGTATTAGTTATACCATGATTATAATCTTTGTCAAGGTCATTTATTACATAATTATTAACAGACTCTCTAAGTTTAGAATCCTTTTCCATTAAGGGTATGATAGACGAAATCATTTTACATATATGCATTACTTGGTAATAGTCATCATCGCCTAAAGGATTTTGTGGTGAGGTTATTATAACTACATCTATTTCACCTGTCCAATCTTCATCCTTGTTAAGCATAGGTCTTACACGTATTGTAAAATCTTCAGGTCTCGATTTAATATTATCCATTTATTTTCTCCTTTTTACTTTTGTACCACCAAACTTTATAAAGCTAGGATGTTTGTTTTTTCCTTTTTCCTTTAACCAATCTTCAGGTATTATTCTATCGTAATATCTAAATCCATATTTAATACACCACTCTGCATAATTAGACTTAGCACCCTTTCTTAACTTACTTCTGCTGTTTGTAAACACAAATCTAATATCCAAGTGTGGATGTTGTTTTTTTATGGCTAAGTGTTTACGTCTGTCTACTGCTAGAAATCTTCCTTTTGTTTCTATTATTATACCATTGTTTAGTATAAAGTCAGGGGTATAGGTTCTGTAAGCTAAGTCTTCCCATTCAATCTTGACTTTTTCATACAAGTATTTGTATCTTAACTCATCAAGATATATAGATAGTTTGTGCTCTAACCCACTCCTATACCCATGCTTTATGGCATCTCTTCTTATCTTATGAGGAGACATTCTGTGCCAACTCAATGTAAGACACTGTTTTAGGTGCTTTAGCCTGCGACATAACTGCTGGAAGTTCTTGTAATGTTTTCCAACAATCAAACCTATAGGAACAAAAAGTACAGTGTTTATTTAACACAGTGTTACCTGTTTCTTTACCACGAAATGTTTCTTTCTCAGGCTCAAAACAACGTTCAAATGTATTGTTCTCCACTGTATCAATAGTATTCTCAATCTTAGCTATCTCTTCATCTAAGTTGAGACCTGTAGCAGGTACATATTTAAAATCACCATTGGCTTTATTAACTACCCACCAACCACCTACGTTCTTGCCTGATGCCTTCGCATACCCTGCTAGTTGTGCAACATATCCAAAGCCATCCATTTCTTTTAGGCTATCATAAGAATCAAACTTATTATTATAAGACCATTGTGAAGAGGACTTAATGTCATCAACACTACCATCAATAACAATATCATATGTTCCTTTAATACTCGCATTAGGTAAGTCGAGAGAGACTTCTTTTGCATCTTCATATTTTACTCCTGCCTCCTTTAGCAAACCCTTAAAG